ATTCGAGACTATTTTTGTCAATCCCATAATCAACAAGGCATCGTTGTAGATATTTATCCATGAATTACTTAGAGTGGTAGTGGCTTTCTTTGAGCGTTGATCTGGCTCATTTGTCCTAACTAACTGTAAAGCAGACTCAACTCGGTCATTAAAGGCTAAATTAGCGCCCTCAAGTTCATCAGGATCAATCCTCAAACATATCTCTTTTGCTAGATAAGCTGATACTACTCTTGCAAACGAAGGACTCCAATCAGCATAAGTTTCAGCTAACGCATTTGAAATAAATCGAACGTGAATAGTTTGAAGCTCACTGTAAATTTTCTTACCTTCCTGAAGAAACCTATTTAAAGGCTCATCCAATCGAGAGTCAGAAAATACTGCTATTGTTGATATCCAATTTGCGGAGCTTAAAGTGAATTCAAAATTGTCAGGATGAACGCCAGAAATAATTGTAGAAGTGAGTATATCTGTCTCTCTAGCGAAGGAAGGTTTTACCAGTTCAAGACAATAATCTATTGCACCAAAATCAAAAACGCTATCGAGAAGATAACGAGGCTCACGATCTTCATCAATAGCGGATAAGGCTCTTTGGCCTAATATTAAAAGCGCATCATTATAAATGCCAAGTTTATCTAAGGCCATTGTAATTTCCTATCTTCGTAAAGCTGTAATGTACTCTTCTAGCTCTTGGTAAGCTTTAGCTTTGGTTGGGATATCTTCTTTAATTCGATCCCCATTTTCCATATTGATAATACAAAACTTTTTAGTTCCACAAAGTTTAACATCATACTTTCCTTGAGGTAAATCAGGTTCGTCAATATCAGCAAGGTCAATACCATGAACCACTTTCAATCTTGCATCAGCACCCTGAGAAAACAAAACAATCAAGTAAGCTACAAAACTATGGTCTTCTGCTATCACTCTAACTTCATCAAACATTTTAAGTCTTTGAGAAACATTAACCCACAAATCAGGGTTTTCAAGTTGCTTACTGCTTAATCCAGCCGGTACAACACAATCAAATCGACTATAACGATGTTCAGCCGTTTGAAAGTCAGAAGGGCGAACCGGTTCAATTTTTTTCGCTACGGTTTCAACCGCATCAGATTTATTGTCAGTCATTTTTAAGGCTCCAAAAAAGGGCTATAATCCATATAGCCAAAGGCAAAAAGCCCCTAGCGACAAAAGCACTAGAGGCCGACCGAATACTATTCTATGTATTGGTTACTGAAATAGCTTGTCCGTCACCCAGATCTGCGCCTGAGTCTGAAACAGATATTACAGGATAGATATGAGCTACAGTAGCCCCAACACTATCATATTGATGAACAAAGTCACCGACTTGCATACCTAAATCTTTCGCGTCAGTGATGTAATTATTCGCTCTAACAAGCGTATTAGCATCAGCACTATCGTAAGACCAGTTTGCGCCACCTTTACCGCCGACTCTTTGAGAAGTCAGTACAGGTGGTTGAGAAGTTGAATAAGGCATTTTATATCTCCTAAAATATTATTCAATTAATGTTTAAAAAGCAAAGCTAGAAATTAATCTAGCTAATACTTCAATCTAACTCAGGACTGAATCGTCGTGACGCATTTTAATTACACCAGAGTTCTGAAGTAACTTAGAACCCATATAGGCAGTACAACGCGCCCAAGACTTGTCATTCTTCTCATCATAACCAACAAAGGTTTTCATGTTAGAAGTATCGCAAGCATGGCCAATCGCATTCTGGCTATACATGAAACAAGTTGCATCAGCAGAGCCAACACCGGGAAGATCTGCATCAACGATCCAGTTCACACCGTACCAGTTGAACGCCATGCTCTTATCAGTCCCTTCAAATGGCTTCATATTAATGTAATCAGCTGAAGTAAATTCATTCAATCCCATTAATTCGCCATGAAAAGCCGGAGTGATTAAAGCGTATACAGGTGCGTCTTTCGTTGCAAAAGCATTAGCTAACTTGGTTTTAGCCGTTCTAATCAACAAGAGAGTAGCTTGTGAAGCAACACCCCAAGTATTAGTGGCAGTTTCTAGCGCACTATGGATATCTTTATCAATCTTTCGATTAACAACAGCCATAGACGTATGTTGCATAATCTTTCGACCTTCGCCCTGTGAAGCGAAAATGTTAAAATTAGTGCGCTCCGGGACATCATGCCACTCTTTTAAGGTGCAAGTAAATTGGTTCAAACTATCGGGACGAGTAGGGATATCACCGTTTACTCCGCGAGTAACGGCAGTAGCACCACCAGAATCAGCAACTAAGAAAGCGGCTTCATTACCGTTTACTTCGGTTTCTGTAATAACTGTATGACGAACAAGCGATTGACGCTTCTCGAATCCAGCTATAAATTCTTGGCGGTACTGTCTTTGAAATGCTGTATCAGACATTTTATTCTCCAAAAATAAGTAAGTAAGTTAAAAATCTATTTACCGATAATTAGAGTTGGCCAACTTTTAACCTCCGTGAGTTGTCTTATTTAAAAGGGTCACTTGGTTATTGTCAGGGTCGAACACCAGTTGATAAGGATTTTAGCCCTTATCGTCTTCAACGTCAAATTCAACCCAGTCATTGTCAAGAGCAACTTCAATGGTGAAGTATTCAATTACTTCAACTTCTTCTTTTTTTCTCTTGCTCATCACATTCCCCAAGTTTTGCTCTAATGTTTGTTTAGGATTATCGCTTCATGCCTTCTTCAGCGGTATAAAGCTTTCTCAAGCGGTCTTGCGCTTTGGTGTCGGCGAACCAATCATCATCACTCATTCTAGCTTCAAGAGCTTTAATCTCATCAGTAATTGACTGAGTAGGATTGTTTGAATTGGGAACCACCGTACCGGCTGGATCTAAAGTTCTAGCAACCGTAGAAAAGAAAGATAGCATCTCAGGTGAATTAAAAAGAGCTTGTCCATTAGCTAGTCGAGCATTCTGGAAAGAGTCTCTAACATTCTCAGGAAGTTTGGCAACCATCGAACTGATCATATTCACGTTAGTTTGATAGTCAGATCCCCATAATTCCTTGGTTATTCGAGTAGACGTTTGCTCATCAACACCATCTTGAGCCAGCATCGCATCATTTTCAGTTTGACGAGAATCCATCATTGCATTGGTCAATTTCCCCATTACATCGCCAGAAATATTGTTTTCGTGAGCAACCTTATAAACTTCGCCCATAATTCGTTTGTCAACATCGCCAAGCACTAACCCTTCATCGAGTTTAGATTCATAACCTTAAGCACTTTCAGGTATTCCATTTGCTTCACGGTAATCCTTTAATTGATCTTCGGTGGCGTTTTCAGGCAAACCAGTTTCAATCTGGCCAGAGCGAATTTTGCTTTGAGCTTCAAAGAATGACTTGCTCATATCGCTATAGGTAGAAAAACGATTCAATTGAGCTAGTTGTTTTTCTTTAACGGCATCATCTTCACCGCCTAACGAGTCAACAACTTGGTTTCGCCAATCATCAGGGAGTGTTTGGTGAAAAGCTTTAGGTGGATCGTTTGGTGCTGGATCACCCGTTGGAGCTGGAGGCTCACTGGCCGGAGGTGCGCTTGAAGGATCGCCAGTTGGAGCCGGATCACCGCCACCGCTTTCACCCGGTTCAGGAGCCATAAGAACGTTTGCATAATATTTATTTCTATTCATCGGTTTTTGCCTCTTTGTTTAAAAGTTTGCCTATCGGCACGTTTATTATTTTTAGTATTTTCATTCCAACAAAACCGCGCCCGTTTAAAAACGCAGTTTCATCGGAAGAATTAGGGATAAAAAGCAAATCTTGAGATCGTGAAAACTTATTAACGATAATAGATAGTGCTAATTTTTGTTGGTGCGGAGTCGCATCACCAGCATTTAGAGCTTTAATTGCCTCGACATCAATCTTATCGAGAGGCATAGTTTGAAAACATGCGTTTTCTTTTTTCTTATTTGCCATTATTGTTCAGGTTGACCTTGAGCTTCAGCCTCTTGAGCTTGCATCATCGCTTGGTTGGCCAGTTGCATTTGTCTATCTTGAGTAACGTCTTCAACAGAGCGCAACCAAGTTGACGGCGCGCCCGTTCCAGTAATTGCATCTCTAATCGCTGTATCAAAGTCAACGTTATCAGCACTTGACTCATCCAATTGAGAGGCGGTAAGTAGCATTTGGCTAACTTGAGTGAATTTATTAGTCTTAGCTTCTTCTTCACTTTCGGTTAGTGGAGAATTAAACTTGAACTCTATATCTCTTTCTTTCAATGACTCGGGGATATCATACGTTGAACCCAACAAACCAGCTTGCATAGCTATTTCAAAAGCTATCTCACACAATTGGCCGTTGTATTCAGACTCGATAGGAGCAAATAGCGGAAGATTCTCTCTTCTAAACTGCTTCATTCTTTCAGAAACTTCATAGGCCGTCATTTCCCGGCTAGTTTCAGGTAGTGAAATTTTATCTAAGTAAAAGGCACTTTGTAATACAGCCTTAATTTCATTTCTCATCTCAAGACCAATAGGGAACCCGCCCATCGATTGACTGATAGGCCTTAAAGCATCACCTAACCTTTCATCATACTCATCATCAACCCAAGTAACGCCATCAGGAGAAAGGTCAACATCGGAGCGGATAACCTTTTGAGTCGCGATCATTGGAGGTCGAGCGTATCTTTCGCCAGCTTCTAGTAATGTATGGGTCATTGCCTGAAGAGTCCTTGAGTCAGGTAATGCAATGATTGTGGCTGGGGAATAAGCGTAAGGACTTCCAGAAACCGTTTGAAATCGTGGAACAACATAGTATTTGTGATTGATACCAACCGCTTCAATGATATGTTGGTTAGCTACATCAAGATAAATTGAAACGTAAGGCGTTGTTATTTTCTCATCATGATACATATCGCTAGGGATAACCATGTGACGAATATCGGTTTCTTTAAACGGTGTCTTTCTAACACATTCAACAACCTTAGGATGAACCTTGTCTTTGCCAAAAAAATCAATCAAGTCTCTGGCTCCCGGCTTCCACTTTCTAACTAAACCGCCAATTTGACCACTCTCATCATCCCACCAAGCGCAATCCCTTAAATGCCAAGACCTGAATAAAAGCCCGGTAGCCAATTTGTTTCTTTCAACGCTGATAACTGTTTGGCCAAAGGTGGCGTAATCGTGATCGCCTTCTTTTGTCGCTCTAACAAAATTTGATGATCGATCTGTAAACATTTCACGTAGCCTTCCAGTAGCCCACTGTAACCAAGCGTTGCCATCATAATCAGATTCGCCCTTGACCTTCATGTTAAACCAATCTCCATCTCTAAGCATGGCTGAAAATGAATTGGCCAAATCTCTTCTAACTAGAACAGGATAAGAGTCAGTCAATAAATCAGCAACCTCATTACCAATATTTCTAGTGGTAGTGAAATCAGCACGTTCAGGATAAAAGTGATCTGCCAAGGTTTGGTAAAGTGACAGCATAGGATATTGCTTTGTAAATAAATTCTCAGCAAAACCAACTAATTCTTGCTCATCTAATTTAGCCAAGAGTGTTGCTTCCCGTTAATACCGTACTTGCGCGACCTGAAGACGCTCTTCTTTGCTGTTCTCTTTGAAGGTTTCGCTTCTTTTGAATGCCATCAGGATCGCCTAAGTCTTTAACTTTGGGTAATTTTGGAGTTTTTGAAGATTGCTGAACACCATAAGTTGAAACAACAGCCGTTATATAGGGAAGCGCTTGAGCCATAAGTTATAATCCTGTGTTTTGTTTTCGCAATATTACCACTTACGTTTGTTATTATCAAAACGTGATGATGATCGACTTGCAACTTTGACCTTTCTTTGATGTTTTCCTTTATTTAAACTGTCCCAACCACCACGAAAATTATCTTGCTTTGCACCGCCAGACCAAGCCTGTACAACAGCATCAGCATCATCAGGAGACTTGCCGACTCTTTCAAGCAGGTTCTTTTTAGTCTCTAACTTGATAATAATCATTTCGGTATTTTCTCTTCTTATTGAGCATAGTTGAGAAAACAGCATGGGATCAGGGGGAAGTGCTATTTTTGCACCACCCGGTTGAGTTGGATCGAGAGCCTCCATGAAGCGATAGTAAACTTCAGCACGTTTATTGAAGAAGGCTAAACCACCTTCAGCCGTCTTCTTTTTTGATTTTTCCGCGCCTTTGTGTTTTAGGATATATTCTTCATTAATGTTTTCGGCTAGTTTTTCATACGTTGCACCGCCATAACCGCCACCCATATCAATAATGATTTTACTGTTATCTCGCCTATGTTGAATGATAATTCCAGCAACCGTTTTTCCATCAGGAGTCGCCTTACCGGGATATTTAATCAATTTGTCATACCAACCGTCATAACGAATAGCCAGTACAGTATTATCAGCGCCACCTTGAGCAACATCAACACCGATAGCACACTGAGGCGCTTTATTGTGTGGAACGGGTCGCCATCTATCAACCGCTTGCTGAAGCCATCCTGACGGAATTAACTGAAGCTCATGATCTTCTCTTGATGCGTTGAAGTTTCCGTCTCGAATAGCATCTCTTAAATGCGGAGGAAGCGCGTCTTGTTGAGCTTTATATTGCTTATCTCGCATCAAATACGGATTATCTTTAAGTTTAGCTGGGATGAATGTTCTTGATAGTGAAGTTAATGTGTCGATATCAACAGATTCCACTTCCATAGGTGAAGCTTTTCTAACTCTCTCTTCCTCAACAACAAAGTCGCCATCGCCAGATACCTCATAATCAACACCGCCATCAGTGACGAAGAATCTTAACTCTCCAGACTTTGCCGGGTTAGGATGATTAGGATCAAGCCAAGGCGAGAACATTGAAATTAACCAAGCGCCTTCATCAGATAAGGGAGGATTAGAGCCAAAAACAACCCGGCATCTTTGGTCTTTGGTCGTTGAGCGCACCCAACCCATCAAGAACCTTATTTGAGACTCTGCAAATTGAGCGCATTCATCCACATAAAGTAAATCGTGAGGTCTACCTTGAAAGGATTGTTCATCACCAACCTTTTGGCAGGCACCGAATTCAATCAGTCTTCCATCAGTTGTTCTTAATTTTGGAGGTGGCGATCCATTAAAGCCATCCTTTGAACCATTTATTTCAATAGCTCTATCAGTGATGCCGGATAAATCAGTATATTTTCTACGCATGATGAGCGTTCGTTCATGCTCATTGAATGCTAAACCTAGACCGCAATCAGTCTTCCCGCCACCACCAGCACCACCATAATAAGTAATATCAGCCAATGAAAGGTAAGCTTCTGTTTGTACTCCGGGATTAGGTGTCCACTTTTTATCACCAAACGCATCATCGACTTCACCCTGAAGAGTTTTCTTCTCTTCAGGCGTCATATCTTTAAGGCGTTCTAGTATATCGTCTAGCATTTGCTAAAAAGGCAAATCATCATTAAAATCATCATTAAAATCATTTTGTTGAGGTTTTTTCTGAGTTCGTTGAGGGGGATTAACTCTTGAAGGTTGTTCACCTTGACTTGTATTTTGTTGTGTTTTCGCTTGAGAGTGACCATCTTTAGAGCTGAGCATTTGAAGAACGCCAGAGAAGCTATCAACAACGATATTAGTTGAATAACGATCTTGGCCTGAAGCTTTATCTTGATACTTATCGGTCTTCAGCTTTCCTTCAATGTAAACTTGAGAGCCTTTCTTTAGATACTCACCAGCTATTTCAGCTAACTTGCCAAAGAATACAACGTTATGCCATTCAGTCTTATCTTTTGTTTGTCCTGAGTTCTTATCTTTCCAACTCTCACTGGTAGCAATGCTGATTTTAGTGACAGCACTACCATTGGGAGTGAAGCGAACTTCTGGATCGTTACCCAAGTTACCAACAATTATTACTTTGTTTATGCCTTTACTGGCCATACTTTTTCACCTTTAACTATTGATCATTTTATTAAGAGCATCATCATCACCAACAGCGTGACAACCAACAGAAACGCCATCCTTAATTTCTCCAAAAGTTTTACCGGCGACAAGAAGATCAGCTTTCAGTGATGCGATTATCTTTCTTTGAGTGACAAGCTCATCGTCTTGTTGCTGAAGAATGTTTTCAGCCATGACTCTATTGTCATTACTTGCATCTTTCCATTCTTTGATTGCTTGATTGTGTTCAGTGAACATACAGAATAAGCCATACTGATCTTCCATCATCCCGGTAAGACCAAGGGAGTAGCGTTTAATCATCGTTCTTTCCTCTTTGGTTTGAAAAATACTTTCTTTGAATAGCTTTAACTTCCCAGTAAGCGCGCCATTCATGCTTGTTTTTGAACTTTGGCACACTCACATCTTTCCCCTATGTTTAAAACCATATCTAAGCTGGATTCTGCGATTTTGCTTGAAGCTGGAGTTAGTGCCGTTGTAGATCGCGCCTTGATTGTTGTTTCTACTTCCCAAAGAAGGAACGTCTTTAGCGTAACCAGCAATAGCGATTGCGACAATTTGCGCGAGAGTCATATTCATTTTTCTTCTAGTCCTTTTATCATTAAGTTAAGTCGTACTAAAACAGCCCCCTCTTGACGGCTTTGTCGATAATACCAATCGGGAGAACGGCCAATGTGCGACAGGAAGTCTTTAACATTCCAACCTTTTGCGTTGATTTTCCCAGTGAATTTTTTTGTTGGTGGTACTTCTTCAGTCATGTTGTTACCCGTAAATAGTCTCGCAAAAAGCCATCATAATATATCATTATCTTAGACAAGTATCAAATTAAATGAAAGTAACACTTGCATTAATAACAGATGCGTGTATACTTAGCAACAAGTTAAGCAATCAAGCGAAACGAGCCGGAGAATTAAAATGAAACAAGCAGAATTATTTCAAAAAGCAACAGGTAAGAAATTATTAGCATGGTCATCAATTTGGAACATTCACGGAATTGATAACATGTTTAATGTTGCACAAAATAAAAACAGCAATCTACATGCTGAAATTTCTAAGTTATTTAAAAAAGGCGTTAAGTCTGTGACGTTGATTGTTTCAGGAAAAGGCCGAAGCCAGCACAGTGAGACGAGTGTAGCTATTTTTGAAGGAATAACCAACTCTGTTGAGTGGGGTGAATATTATATGGGTGAATGCAGTGAATTATTCTCACACAACTTCGAGCACTAAAATGAAACTATTAGACTATTGCAACGAAAACTATGAGTCTCGCGCTGAATGCGCGGAGGATCTTGGTATTAGCTATCAACATTTTAATAATTTATTAGCGCGATATACTTACGTTGCTCAATTAAAAAACGGAGAATGGATAACATTAACTAAATATAATAAGATTTTTAATCGGCTAAATCGCCTTTAGTGAGCAAAAAGGCTAGTTTTCTGGCTAAATCTCTGTCAGAAGTCTCAGCCTTGTCTTCAATTTCGACAATATGCTCATGCTTAGAAGCTGAATCCCAACCTTGCATGATAGCCAATTGCTTTATAGCATTAGCTTGGTTGTGCATTTTTATCTTCATGCCGTCATTCCCGGCAGTTAGCTCTTGGATAGATCGCCTAGAGGCTTCAGATATATCGTCAACTTCTTTAAAAGCCCAGTTAGCCCTCTGTACAGGTTTGCCGTCCTTATCATCAATCTCTATGTTATTTATATCGATAACGTCAGTGATGGTTGTTCTAGCCATATCAGTGAGAATTTTAAGTGACTCCTCTCTGGACATTATAGCGTCACCAGCCTCTACAACCTTCAGAGAGTCGTAAAAAGCCTTAACCTTCCCCATGCTTAACATACGAGAAACAGACTTATCAGCGACTCCATCGTTTTTAGCTTTCCCTCCAGCCTTCTTGTAAGCCTTTCTCTGACTCATTCCTCCAGCAATCATATTGATAACAACATTTTGTTGAAGCTTAGTGCAAGCGTTATATAGCTCCTGCTGTTCAGGCGTAAATTGAAAGGATTTACTCATCACATTCCCCAAGACAATCAAGCACATCGTCTTCACAAATTGGACAAAAGACGATATCGCATTCTGGACTACATCGCCCATCCTCATTCAAATCCTCCTTACTTTCTACATTGTCACAATGTCTATGCAAACATTCTAAATATTGCGGTTGGTAATAAGGACTTCTTGAGTCGTGATCGTAGCTTCTTATATCATCTGGCTCGTTGGTTGCTATACTCATATCGCTTGAACCTCGTGGCTTTTGGCTAGTTTATTAAGATTAGCAAGAGTTACTTGCTCTTCTCTGTAAAGCTCATGCACTAGGTTGATGGCTTCTTGTGTAATATCCACAGGCACTCGCCCTTTTAGCTTATTTTCGATGAATTGATGTAGTTTTTGCGATGGGTTCACTTTTCACTCTCTTGCTTCAGTCATAATTTAGTCCTTTCTTTGGTTATTTATCTAAATGCGCATCATTGTGAGCCTTGGCATTGGATTCATTTCTCATTTGGCGTGAAGTGCAACCGTTTTGATTTCTGGATATCTTTTTTCCCACTTGCTCAGTCATTGAGTTTTTTTCTTCTTCAGTAAATTTCTCAAATGCGCAGTTTGGCAAGAGGTTGAACGGTTTGTGAGTAGTTAAGTATTTATCTCCACAGCTAGATAGGAGAAAAATTAGAGAGAACGACACTAGAGCCATCGGTAACTTCTTCATATTTCATTTCTCCAGTTCGACTCATCGTGATTTTTGAGAGCTTCCGCTTCCCTTGCTTCAGACTCTCTTCCGGCCTTCTCAACGTCTTCATTGATCTGTTCAAGTTTTTCATGGTGAGCGTTATCCTCTTCAAGATCTTCGATTTTTCCCGCTTGATATTTACTTCTAACAAAGAAGAACCCGGCTATCAATGTGAGAAAACCAATAGCATAATTTTTTAACATTCCGAAAACGCCCATTATCCTACAGGCCTTGTATATGTTGGATTTTCTTCTTTTGTCTTGTTTCTGCCCCAATAAACACCACCGCTTGCACCAATAATCAAACCCAGCCCGGTAAAATCAACAACGCCACCATTCCAATCTCCGAAAGTCATGCCTGAAATAATCACTTTGGCCAAACAAGTAATTACAGTGATGTTGTACATCAATTTAGCATTGCATAGTTTGCCGTTCTTATCTTTTAATAAATCACCCATGATTAACCCCTGTCAAAATCTTTATATTCAATCATCAAAGCGCCAGCGATAGCGCTCTCAATAACTTTGTTGTAAAAAGCCTTGTATGCAATTCTTGAAGATGCAACCGTCAATTCTCCAAGCGTGTTAGCGCCACCACCGAGCAACAAACAGCCAGCAGTATTCCTATCCGTATTACCAATATGGATAAGAATGTATTCAAAATTTGGAACGTTTAGAACGTGAAGCATCCCACGGTGAAAATTAAACTTTCTGAAGTATCGAGAGTCAAAACCGCCTTCCTTTCTAACCCCTATATCATACAAACCTTGCGGTATTCTGGTTTCCGCTGGAATTTTATCCTCCCGGTATTCATCTTCAAGACCAAAACATTCAAAAACACCATCAATATAAATTAAAGATAGCGTTGCATCATGATCAGAAACTCTTCTTTCGACTGTTATTTTCACTCTTTCACCTATGCAACTTGTTGTATTTGATATTCATCAATTGTAATTTCGTTAGCTTTGGCCACCGCTTCAGCTATGTGATAAGTTCCAGCTCCAGCAAACAAAACACTCATACCGTCAATGATCCACCAATGATGATTATGAGCAACTAACAATATTTTATTTTTCACACTAATCTCCAAAGTAAAAACGCAATAGGAGTATAGCAGTTTAAGTAGTTTGCGCCTAATTTAGCCGAGAGTAGCTTTTATCGAACTCAGTTTTATCCATAATGAAGAAAATATTATCCAAGCTAACTAGGTAATCTCCCGGACTGGGGTTTGGAATTGCATCATTAATAATTCCATGCGGAAACGAATAACTTTCTTTTGAGCTTTCAGTATCAATAAAGATATTGTCTTCATCGTTTGTTAGTTTGGTTATCTTTGAAGCTTTAACCATTTGCTTTGAATAATACTCAATCATTCTGCGCCCCATTAGCTTCATCTAAGTTAGATTTAGCCTCATCTCTATTCATCTCAGCAAATACGACTTCAGCTTTCATATCTTCATAATTAGTTTTCGCATCAATAACCGCGCTTTCAAGATCTTCTATTTCAAAATTCATACATCAACACCTAATTTAATCAATTTTCTTAATGCTGTTTGCCGGTCTTTTTCCAAATGACCAATGGCCACAGACTTAAAACGGTTAAACAAAGTTTCATTGAACTTCTTGCCTACATCTACAATCCCTTGTTGATTATATCCATCAACAGATATTCTTATTTTTTCAGCTTTATTAAGATCACTTATTTTATTTTCTGTACTTTTCAAGAAACTAATTATTGTTTTCACCTCATCAAAATCTTTAACTTTCATAGTTCAGTCCTGTTTGTTGTTAAATACCCATACGGAGAAGAACCAAAACCCCTAGACAAGAGGACTAGGCTTATTTTAGCGGAGTTCTGATTCTTCATCGTATAGATACTTTTTATTTCTCCAAAATCCTTTGAAAGATAACTATGGCTCTGTCCATCGCGCAACACTTCCCCAACTGATCTGGATAATAATTGTTAGATATCCCCCTAGCTTCCTCTATTCCAGCACAGATCCTTTCTTTACTCACTGAGCCGATTAACTTTTGATTTAATAATTCTATTTGCTTTATTAAATCAACATTGTTAGGTACTTTTTTGAAAGCGCACCTACGATCTGAAAAGCTCCCATTGCAAGTTCCAGCCCTGCAATTGCAATATCGGTTTATTGATTTACTCATTTTCGACCTCTTTTTTTGTCTTTCTTTTCAGGTTGTTCAAATTCAATGCTAGGAAACCCGGTTGTTAGCGCCACCGTAATAAGCGCAATACCAAGCATCATAGAGAATACGACCACTAGAACAGCCGTTGATATTCTTCTTTTTCCGTATTTCATATGATTTCACCATACAACTCAAGAATATCATCCCGGTGAACGTGAACAATCTGCTGAGGAAGATTAACAATGCAGTTTTTAGTATTAGCTTTAAACTCGACAATGCACGTTCCGCGAGTGTTTCCAGCAATTAAATCACCTTTCTTAATTTTTATTACTTTATCAGGTTTACCTTTTACCTTGACTATTTTCTCATAGTCACAACTTGCCTCAAATGAAATTCGACCATGAATAAAGGTGATTCTGGTGGCTCGATTAAAGACTTCCTCATAATAACTCTCGCCATTTGGACAAGGGATCACCATGACAGTTGAGAACCCATCATCCATTTCACTTATAGCTTGATGAACCCAAGGCGCTATCTTGCTATAAGGAGGATTTAAAAAGCCTATAGGCAATGTTGCGTCAGATAAAGGAATACTCACTGCGTAGTCCATCCAATCAGTGTTTAAAGCATCATCCTTTTCAGTTAGATGGTAATAGCACTTTGCGTTTTCAGCGTTTGACGCGAGATCAATATCAAAATTGTATTCGTTATTAAGCCAATCAAATAGCCATTTTGGAGTAGCCCAGAGATCCCGGCTTTCCGGTGGAGTTTGTGAATTATGTTGAGCCATTGTTTTAGTCCTTTTTTAGTTAATATTTATATGAAGGTAGGCTGTTTTGTTATTGATTAGCTACCTACTTCGATCATTCGTAATTCACTAGCTTTCCCAACCTCACCACATATAAACACTTAATTATTTATTCTATTTCTTTCATACTCTTCACATAAGCCAAAGCAATCTAGCTCGTCTTCTGAGTATGGACAATCACAACAATCACATACTCGTTTGTCTTCTAAATTATCTTGATTCATTTCGCATGTTTCCCATAGATAGTTTACTCATTTCGGCTAACATAGTGGCTCTATATAGAAATCTATTTAACATTATTATTTCTC